GTCGGGGGGTCCGGCTTGCGGTCCGGCTGGCGGTCTCGACTTGCGGTCCGGCTGGAGGTCCGGCTTGCGGTCCGGCTGGCGGTCCGGTCCCGTTTCGGCAACGGGTTTTGTAGGTTTCAAACAAACTTTATTTAACCGAAAGGATATGGTGACTGCCCTATGTGTATCATTTGCGTAAAACCTTCCAATGTTGAGTTCCCGGCGAAGTCTATTATGAAAACCTGTTTTGAGAATAACCCTGACGGTGCGGGTTTTGCGTTTCCTAAAGACGGCGAAGTCCAGATTTACAAAGGTTTCATGTCCTTTAAGAAGTTCTGGCGAGCTTTCCGCCGGTTTGAATTGGACAAGTCCGTCCCGGTTGTCTTCCACTTTCGGATTGCTACGTCTGCGGGGATTAACCGGCCTTGTACCCATCCTTTCCCTGTTACTCAAGACTATAAGAGCCTACAGGCGTTGACTTGCACGACAGACATGGCGATTGCCCATAATGGCGTTTTGTCAAACGTGACACCTACTAAAACCCTGTCTGATACGATGGTCTTTATTCGGGACTATCTGTCACAGGTGAAAGACGAAATTTTGCAGTCGGAACAAACCCGCGTAGCAATCGAAAAGTTTACCGCCGGTTCTAAGTTTGCCGTATTGAATGGCGACGGTGACCTTCTTATGATGGGGTCTGGTTGGATTCAAGAGAAGGGGCTTTACTTCTCTAACGACACTTTTGAATATAGGCGGTTCAATTGGAATAGCTGGTATGAGGGACTTTACAACCGGGATAGTGCAGACGTTGGGACATGGGTAAAAGATGGCAAAGGTGAATGGCAGCGGGTTTACGGTTCCGGTAAAAGTTTCACGACGAAGGACCGGGATTATTATTATTATTATTACGATTGGCAGGAAGACCGGGACCGGCTTACGGAAACGGCCTATGAGGAATGGCGACGGCACAATACCGCCCTCGCCTATGGTCCGTCCAAAGACGAAGCGTACAAATACGCGCAGTCAATGCTATCGTCTGTCCCTTGTCCTTTGTGTGACGGCGAAATGATGATTTACGACGAAGACGGGCTGATTCTCTATTATTGCTTGTCCTGTGATGAATGGCTTTTAGACGAAGACGTTGACGCCTTGTGGCGGGAACGTGAAACGGAAACAGGCGAAAGAGCCTATCGTGTTGCCGGTTGTCGATAGACCGGCGGAAAGGGAATGGTGAATACTTATGGCTATGCGATTGAATCAGGAAACGGCAAAGGTCGCCATGCGGGGACGGCAATACAGCGGTCCCTATGTTGTCCGGCTTTACTATGGCAACGATGGGTTTCGGGATGAGGTAGTTGATAGCCTTGCCGATGGGATCAATTTAGGCGCAACATGGTCTAGGATCGAACCGGATCGGGGTTATGAACTGATAGACCCCACTTATGGAGTGAATACTTACCGCCAGTTCACGCAAACAACCGTTGATCGGCTTCTGGCAATGGCAAGGGGTCTGTGATATGCCATGCAGTCGGAAATGTAAGGATTGCCGGACCTACTGGTGCAAGCGCGATGAAATTTACGTTTGCTCTGGTATATGTCGGGGCCGGAAAGAGAAGGGGCGTTGCGGAAAGACTTGTGCTACCCTCAATCCGACTATCCGCAAAACTGCAACGGAGCGTCTGGTGAATAAACACAAGCGGTCCAGAAAGGAAAAGGTGAACGCATGAACAGTGAATATGAGAACCGGCAGCACAACTTAAAGCCGGGCGAAGTCTATATGATTCGCCGGACTTTCAAAAAAACCGACGGTGGGGACTTCTCTTTCTATGAATGGTCCCACGAATACTGCACATGGTTTGGATGTTACGAAAGCGCCCTTGCCTATGTCCGGCGCATGGGATTTGAATACGGAACATGGTCAATCGTCAAAATGATCCCGATTCCTCGTGAGAAGGACGGGCTTGAGGTTATCACCTTCAGGGGTGAGGGACAATCGTCTGACGGATAGAGTGTGGGAAATCGTCAGTTGAAGTGATGAAATTCCGCACTTTTTCTGTGACGCTTGTGCCGTATTTTACACTTAATTTGTGCTCAGGAAAAGGATTAGATGGTTTGAGGGCCGCGCCGGGTAAGGATGACTTGACGCGTCACGCGTGACGTGGTATAAGTGGTAAAACATTTGCAGAGAGGGGGCGCATATGGATACAGCTTGGCTCATTTATGTGACGGTTGTCGGGATCGTTCTGTTTATCGCAATAAGCGGGGCGAGGAGGTGAAACATGGGAGTCTATAAACGTGGCTCAACTTGGTGGATTGACGTAACGGTGAACGGCAAGCGTCACCGTGTTTCGGCGGATACTATGGACCGGCAGGATGCTATTATCAAAGAGGCGCAATTGAAAAAGCAGTTGATGAATGGTTTTATCCCGGTCCCGGTAGAAGCGCCGTCCTGCGAGGTCTGCACGTTACAGGCGGCTTTTGACCGGATGCTTGAAAGCCATTGGAAGGGGACGCCGTCTGAAAAGACCGTCACTTCTCACATGAATCAGATTACGAAAATCATCCCGCCGGAAACGCCGATAGCGTCGGTTGATGAAAAATTGATTTTCAACCTTATCAAAGTTCTGAAAGACGGCGGGAATAGCCCCGCGTCTATTAACCGGAAGCTTTCAACCCTCTCTACTACTTTGGAGCACGCTTGCTATCGTTGGAAGGTTTTGCCGGTTGTCCCGTTCATTCCACGCGGAAAGGAAAGCAGGGGTCGGATGATGGTTATTTCAAAAGAACAGGAAGCGGAAATCTTGCGGATAGCTAACACCTTGTCCCGGTTCTTCGCCGGACTATTGGCTATCCTTTTTGAAACCGGAATGAGACTGTCTGAGGCTCTGGGCCTACAATGGAAGGACATAGACCTTGAGAACCGCATGGTTCATATTTGGGAAAACAAGACGGACAACCCCCGGTCTATTCCTATGACGGACCGCCTGTATGCTGTCCTGATGATTGCCCGTCAGTACGATTCCGCCTTAGAGGGCGGTTCTGTGCCGGTTGGGAACATTGTGCAAGAACTCACGATAAACCGCGTTCAATATTTGTGGTCGCAGGTCCGCAAGCTGATGAGGATTGAAGACCCTGAGTTCACTATCCATGCAATCCGTCACACCGTCGCCTCACGGTTGGTCCAGAATGGAGTTGACCTTTACGTTGTGGCAAAATGGCTTGGGCATACTTCTATCAAAACGACGGAACGGTACGCGCACCTTTCGCCAGAGAATCTGAAGAAGGCCGCGCAGGTACTCAACACGTTTTCCACTTTCGTTGCACACGTCACATCCGGCACACGCCGGGAAGGGAGTCACAGCCTATGACACATGATGAGAAGATTCAGCGACAGATTGAGCTTGAGCAGAAGTCACGGGGCGACGGACAGGCACGGTACTGGCGGAACTACAACAAGTCCGTCAAGAAAGGTCAGTTCTCTGCCACAGCCCCCGGCACAGACCTGATGCACACTATCGTCGGACGGCTTGCGGAACGGATTGAGTCTTGGCAGAAAGACCCCAATCCCCGGCGGAACGGTGCGCTTGTGAAGATGCTCGACAATTTCAAACCGGAAATGGTCGCCTTTGTGACAGCCAAGCTCATCCTCAACACCGTAACGAAGCGGGAGTCGGTGCAGTCCACGGCAATCGCAATCGCCCGGTTCCTTGAGGATGATTTGAACTATCGAAACTTCCGAAAGGCAATGCCGAAGTACGTCGAGAAAGTAAAGAAGCATCAGGAGATGAAACGGACCGACTACCGGACCAAGACCTACGTTATGCGAAAGATGCAGAAGCAGAAGGGTGTTGATGAAGTTGAATGGTCCCTTGAGGACAAGACGCGGTTAGGTTTATATCTGGTGGAGATGTTTTGCGAGGAATCCGGTTGGGTTGAGCGTGTTAACATTTGGGTTGGTAACCACAAGTCTAAATTAATTCTCCAACCGACCCCCGAACTTCTCGCATGGGTGAATGATGCAAACACGGCGAAGGAACTTCTGACGCCTGTTTATCACCCGATGATAGTCCCGCCGGTTGATTGGACGAACCCTTTTGACGGCGGCTATTACGACCTGCCGTTGACGCTCGTCAAGAACAAGGACCGGGACAAGGTTGGACGGGCGTATCTCCAAGAGCTTGCGAATCGGGATATGCCGCAGGTTTACGAAGCGGTCAACACGCTTCAGCGAACCCCGTGGAGAGTGAACCGGAACGTGTTTGAGGTAGTTCACAAACTGTTCTTCTCGGATGAGTTCAAGGGTAACATTGCAGGACTCCCGCCCCGTGACCGCTTTGAGAAACCGGTTGCCGGTCCTGAGTTCTACACAGACCTTGAGTACAAGAAAGCTCACAAGCGAGAGCTTGCGAAGATTGAGGAACTGAACAATCAGCTTGACTCCAAGAGGATTGCCACAGCCGCGCAGATTGAAACGGCAGAGATGTTTCTGGAAGAACCGGAGTTCTTTTTCCCGTATCAGCTTGACTTTCGTGGCAGGGTCTATCCGGTCCCGGCTCGGCTGAACCCGCAGGGTGAGGACTCGGCCCGTGCAATGTTGGAGTTCGCCAACGGTCTTCCTATCGGACGCGACGGCGGAAAGTGGTTGGCGATTCACGGCGCGAATATGTATGGCGTTGACAAGGTTTCGTTTGATGACCGCGTGAAGTGGGTACTGGACAATGAGCGCATCATCACAGAGACCGTCGTGTATCCCTTCGACAACTTGTCCTTCTGGACTAAGGCGGACAAGCCGTTCCAGTTCCTTGCGTTCTGCTTTGAATGGGTTTCCTATCTGACGCACCTTGAGGAAGGCAAGTTCATGGACAGCTTCATCTCCCGGCTCCCGATAGCTATGGACGGAAGCAACAACGGCATCCAGAACCTCTCGGCAATGGGCCGGGACGTGAACGCGGCGGCCTTCGTAAACCTCATTCCCTCGGACATCCCACAGGACATCTATCAACTCGTGGCGGACCGCGTGATTGAGGCTGTGAAGGCTGACTACAACAACCCCGACCCCAAACGCCGGGCGCAAGCCTACGGTTGGGAAGGTCACATCACCCGCAAGATTGTCAAGCGGCCCATCATGACAATGCCCTACGGGGTGACGCAGTACGGCATGATTGACCAGATTCAGCAGGAACTCGTTTCCATGCAGTTGCAGGGTAAGTGTCCCTTCAGCACAGATTGCCGGGCCGAAGCCGCTTATCTGTCGGTGAAGCTCCGTGAAGTCCTCGGTGACACCGTGTCCTCGGCGGTCGGTGTGATGACTTGGTTACAGGAAGTCGCACGGGTGGTTGCAAACGACGGTCTGCCGATTGTGTGGAAAACTCCGATTGGTTTTCATGTTCAGCAGAACTATCGGAAACTGAGCACAAAGAGGATTCAGACTTTATTAGGGGGTGCGCGGGTGAAGTCTATCGTTTCCGTTCCTACGAACGCTATTGACGTAAAGTCTATGTCCCGTGGCATAAGCCCAAATCTGGTCCACAGCTTCGACGCTTCTCACATGATGGATACTATCCTTCGGTGCAAGGCGCAGGGAGTGACCGACTTCCAGATGATTCACGACTCTTATGGGACTCACGCTTGCAATGCCGGTCTACTGGCCCGTGAGCTTCGTGAAGCGTTCATCAGCCAGTACACGCCGGACCGCCTGATGGAGTTCGTTGAACAGTTGCGGGAACAGGTTGGTGAGGACAGCCGCCCCAACCTGATTGACCCACCTGAGTACGGGACTCTCGACATCAACGTGGTCCGTGACAGCCTGTACTTCTTTGCGTAGTCCCCTCCTATTAGAAAGACTTTAAGTTTACATTAAGTAAGACCCCCGGTCACAAGCCGGGGGTTTCTACTTTTGTATGCGTTTCCTGTTTACTTTTAATCACTTAAACAAGCTGTAAGGTTAAAAGCACCCACTAATAGAGAGAACGTCACAGACACACGAAAGGAGAACCTTATGTCCAGACAGCCAAGTATTGCGGAAATGAGTGTGAACCCCTTTGAGGTCACATCCCACGAACCAGAGTTCAGCGAGGAACTTCTGAACGCCATTCTCGGCGCACAGGCTCGGCTGAACCGGCGGAAGGTCATCGTTTCCCCGGTCAAGATAAAGTCGGGTGAAGTGTTCAACATGGAATCCGGCGGCAAGTACCTCTGCACTTCGCGGGGGAACTTCGTCCGGCTAGACAAACAGATGAGTAAGAAGGCACGCAGAAAAGCCGCCCGGCAAATCCAAAAGAAAGGGAGATAGCACACATGGAACCTATCGTAGTTCTCACTATGACGCGGAGCGAGTTCGACAGGCTGTCCGCAGGTTGGTTCGTGGCGCAGACCTTCACCGGTCCCTGCTACTGCGACACCTGTGAAAGCGTGAACGACATCCTCGCAGATGCGATGGAAGAACTGATGGCTAACGAAAGGAGACACACACAAGGAAACTGACCATGAAGCGTAAACTGTGGAGAATTATTCCAAAGATGGAGTATCACCGATGGAAAAAGGACGATGTCTGCTGGAAGAGGTGGTTTTATATCAACCGACTGTGGAGCGGTCGCCTTATTTTTATTGGCATTAAGAGACACCAGTTATGCCTTGATTTCCGATATAATTGGCTTGCTGATATGATGGAGGGAGAGAAATATGACACGAGATGACCTGCTAAATGGAGACCCCCGTGAAGCGTCCATCCAGAGCTACAAGCTCGTCAATGCGATGGATGAGATTCGTCCCCCGACCCCCGCGATGAAGATTCAAGCCCTCGCCTTTCTGACGGCGATGGTCGCGGACCTGATGGACTATGAGCCGCACCTGATGCTGGAACTCGGTGACAACATCCGGCGCGAGATGTCCAAGCACGAGCCGGACACCCTCAAGGCGTTCCGCGCTTACGTCGCAGGAGAATTACGATGACGGACGCTAACGCAATCAACAACGTCTATGACGTGCGGTGCAAGAAGTGTGGGTGCAAGTTCATTGCATACTCCACGACGAAAACCTTTTCCTGCCCTGCGTGTGGCTCCCTGCAACCCGCGCTGAAGCTGGAAGAATACAAGCTCCGGTCCAAAGTTTTCTACCGCAAGCTCACCGAAGACGGGCGGCGGAAGCTCATCGGGCGGCGAAGGGGCAGGTGAAGTTATGAGCGAACAGGAATACATCGACACGTTGATTGAGTCGGCGCGGAAGTATGTGAAGGCTGACCGTAAGGTTCCGGTGGACCTGTTGGCAAAACTTCACAGGCTCGGGGTTGAACTGGAAACTATCTATCAGGATAGCAACCTCGGGTTTGAAGTTATCGAAACCAAAACCATCAACAGCTTCGATGAAGTTGAGGCATGAAAGGAGATTTACATGGCTGAAAAGAAAGAGCGCAACAAGATGTTCACAACGCCGAAGGGCATCGCCGCCTATCCGTGGCTGACGAAGCCCGACACGAAGTTCAAACAGGAGGGAGAGTTCTCCATCCGGCTGAAGGTTCCGGCAGACGAAGCCGCCGGGCTGGTCAAGCTGATTGAGGAAGCCCGTGAAGCGAACTTCGCCGCTGTCAAGGCAGACAACCCGAAGAAGAACGTCAAGAAGGCCGACCCGCCGTATAGGCCCGAGCTTGACGATGAGGGCAACGAGACCGACAACATCCTGTTTACCTTCAAGCAGGGCGCGGTCATCAAGACGAAGGATGGCGAGACCATCAAAGTCACCATCAAGATTTTCGACGCGAAGGGTCGGCCCATCGTCGGCAAGATTGTCGGCGCAGGGTCTACTGTGAAGGTCGCCTTCCAGTTCAACCCCTTCTACACCGCTCAGATTGGAGCCGGTATCGGTCTTCGTCTGAAGGCTGTGCAGGTCATCGACCTGATTGAGCCTCAGGGCGGGTCCGCCAGTTCCTACGGTTTCGGTGAGGAAGACGGTTATGAGTTCGATGGCGAGGATGTCGCTTTCGACGGACAGGCTCCCCCGGCAGGTACGCCTACCAATGGCGATTTCTAAGTTCCGCACACGCTCCACTCTGGAATCCTACACCATAAGCGATTTGAAGGAACGTCAGGTTGACTTTCAGTACGAACCTCACCGCATTAAATATATGCAGGTGCAGGAACGCTCGTACACGCCTGACATCCTTCTCGCTAATGGGATATATGTTGAGGTCAAAGGATACTTTACATCCCTTGACCGCGTGAAGCATCTCGCCGTCAGGAAGTCCAACCCTGACCTCGACATCCGGTTCCTGTTCCAGAGGGCATCGAACAGGCTCAGTAAGACAAGCCATACGACTTACGCCAAGTGGTGTGAGAAGAATGGCTTTCTGTGGGCTGAGAAGCACATACCGCAGGAGTGGATAGACGAGAAGCCCAAATCCAAACGAAAGGAAAAGAAGCTCGGTTCGTCCAGTTGGCATCAGAGGCAAACGTACCGTTCTGGTGGACTTACCAACGCCGGTCCCGAACCCCTCTACAACTAGCAATGCCTTCCCCCAACGTGAAGTACCTTGTCGTCCATTGTTCCGCGACGAGACCGTCGCTGGACGTTGGGGCGACTGAGATTGACCGATGGCATAGGGCTGAGGGCTGGTTCAAAATCGGCTATCACTATGTCATCCGACGTAACGGGAAGATTGAGAAGGGGCGTTCCGAATCTGAAATCGGGGCGCACGTCAGCGGCTACAACGCCGTGTCACTCGGCATCTGCCTTGTCGGTGGTGTCGATGACCGGGGAAAGGCCGCGAACAACTTTACACCCGCTCAGTTCCAATCTCTCCGAACCCTCTTGAACGACCTGTCTGAGAAGTATCCGAAGGCAACCATTCAAGGGCATCGAGATTTTCCCAACGTGAAGAAAGACTGCCCGAGCTTCGACGTGAAGAAGTGGCTGTCTGAATAGTCCCCTCACAGGCGGACGCAATCGCTTAACAGTCTGTCGGCTGGTGGTTGCGTCCGCCTTTAATTGTGAAAGGAGCGTTCTATGGAACTTACAAAACTTCAGATGGTGAAGATTGGTTTCTTCGCCGGTATCGGAATGTACCTGTCAGGCATCGTGTGCGGACTCGCCGGTGTCCTGCTGTCCATCATCTTCCGCTAAGAAAGGAGCATACACATGAAAGTAAAAACCAACAAGACTCAGATTCTCAATCACCTGCTCGGTCAGAAGCATATCTCTCAGCTTGAAGCCCTCGGCGTGTACCGGTGCTTCCGGCTTGCGGCTGTAGTTCACGAGCTTCGCAAGGAAGGCTACAACATCCTGTCGAACTGGAATGTGGACGCTACCGGCAAGAAGTACAAGCGGTACTACCTTCCCATGCCGGATGCGCTGAAAGTCGGCTCCAAGTTGAAGTAGGTGTCTCTTATGGCTGACGGGAAATTCCTGCGGCACGAACCCTGCCCGAAATGCGGAAGCAAGGACAACCTCGCCCGATACGAGGACCACGGCTTCTGCTTCGGGTGCGGGTATTACGAGGGTACAGGGGGCGTTGAAGCTGAACGCCCTATCCTCGACAATATAAACTTCGTCTACGGTGAGTTCATGCCGCTGATGAAACGACAAATCAGCGAAGAAACTTGCCGCAAGTTCGATTACAGGGTTGGCGTTTATCGTCAGCGCGATGGGTTGATGTCCCCCGTTCAGATTGCGAACTACCGTCTTGACGGGAAGGTAGTCGGTCAGAAGATTCGGTTCCCTTCAAAGGACTTCAAGTACATCGGTGACGGAACTCAGCCGCCCCTCTTTGGTCAACACCTTTGGGGAAACGGTGGGAAGATGATTGTCGTAACCGAAGGTGAGATTGACTGCATGACCGTGAGCCAAGTGCAGGGCAACAAGTACCCTGTGGTCTCTGTTCCCAACGGAGCGCAGGGCGCGCGTAAAGCACTTCAGCGTGAACTTGAGTGGCTTGAGCGTTTCGACTCCGTGATTCTAATGTTCGACATGGATGAACCGGGACAGGAAGCCGCGAAGATATGCGCTGAAATCTTTACGCCCGGTAAGGCGAAGATTGCACACCTTCCGATGAAAGACCCCAACGAGATGTTGCTTGCCGGGAAAGGCGAGGAAATCATCCGTGCGGTCTGGAACGCAAAGGAGTACCGGCCTGACGGTATCATCGCCGGTCCTGATTCGTGGGACCACTTCATGAAGAAGCGCAACGCCGTGTCCATCCCCTATCCGTGGGAACCGCTGAACAAGCTGACCTACGGTCTGAGGAAGCATGAGCTTGTGACGGTGACGGCTGGTACAGGTATCGGCAAGTCAACCCTCTGTAGAGAACTAGCGTATCACCTAGTCAAAGCCGGGCAGAAGGTTGGCTACATCGCCCTTGAGGAATCGGTGGGGAAGACTGCCGAATCCTTCATTTCTCTTGAACTCAACATCCCTCTTCACACGTCCAAGACGCCGGTCTCTGATTCGGTGCTTCAAGAGGCGTGGAAACGGGTATTCGACAACAACCGGTTCTTCCTCTACGACCATTGGGGTTCAACCGACATCGACAACCTCATTTCCAAGATGCGTTACCTCGTCCGGTCCTGCGGTGTGGATTGGTTGTTTCTTGACCATATTTCCATCGTGGTATCCGGCATCGCTGATGGTGACGAGCGGCGAATGATTGACAACATCATGACCCGACTCCGCACCTTTGTCGAGAACGTGGACTGTGGCCTCATCATCGTTTCCCACTTGAAGCGTACCGATGAAAAGACATCGCACGAAGAAGGCGGACGAGTTCGACTGTCTCATTTGCGAGGGTCCGGCGCAATCGCTCAGTTGAGCGACATTGCCATTGGCCTTGAGCGGGACCAACAGGACGCTGAGGAAGCGAATGTGGTTGCTGTGCGCGTTCTGAAGAACAGGTATTCCGGTGACACCGGGGTTGCCTGTGAAATGTACTACGACAAACAAACCGGTAGGCTCTATGTCCGTGAGTCTGAGCAAGTGCTGTTCACTCAGGCGGCGACAGAGGACGGGAGCATCGACTACTGAGAAAGGAAGGTTGGTATGGGGAAGTATCCATCATGTGATTCATGTGAAGCATACAAGGACAAGTTTTGTGTGGATCTCAAGACAGGTGTCAGGAAGTTCGAACCGGACCCCCGGCTTTGTGTT